CGAGCAAGGTTGTCGTTCCCACTTCAGTTACCGAAGGTCTTTCGACTATTGATAACTCATACTTGGAAGCATTTAGTGCTCCAAGAATACTAATGACCATTTGCTCTAAGTTATCTAAAGCAGCGGCATTGCTGAAATACGCAACGCAGGCAGTTATGGTGTAATTTAATTTAACTCTAGTTGTGCTCTTACCTAAGACTTCAAGCTCCATATAGGGCGAGTCTGGAATGACAATAATTGCAGGGACTATAGGCGCTTCAGGAACTGAGTCATAGATATTAGCGCTTAGACCAGATAGGGCAGTTTTAAGAACGCCTCTGACATCTGTGGCAATTGTTGAGGCAGGCATTAGCCCACCATAGTTTCAACATCAAGGTATGGGCCAAGTAAGCCAGTTACTTTGGCAAGTAAATTCTTGGATAGGCGGTAAGGGGTTACTGCGAAATCTACGCCTTCTATTGATCCTCCTGCTGCTGTTCTTGCTTGGAAGATTTCTACTGAAATGGTTAGGACTGCTGCCTCTACATTGGGATTAGCAACATAGGTTGAAGCGCCAGTAAGGGTTGCTTTGCCAGCAGGGATTACATTGAATTCAATTACATCTGCGCCGACTAATGCGACTGTGAATTCTAGGTTTAGATTGCCAATATTAAAGTTGGCTGGGTTGGTAAAATTAGGAAACTCAAAGTAAAAGTCTGGGCCAATATCGGTGATTGTGTGAGTGCCGTTGAAGGTGTTATTAACGCCAGTAATTACTACTGACTGACCTACGCTAAAAGGGTGCTCTCCCTGTGTAGTAAATACGACTACATCATCGGAGCGCTCGACCTTGGCAATTGGGGCTGAATAACTGACTAACATTGGAAGCACTAGGTTTTCAGCTGCGTCACATATGTCATTTAGATAAGCATCGTTATATAGGGATGACGAAACGCCAAGAATCGTCCTAAGCTCTGTGGCCGTAACTATTGTTGGCATTTCGTCATCCTTTCAAGCAGTTAGGTGAGGGGCCAGCTCGGGAGCGGACTGGCCCTCACTTTTTTTAATTAACTACGCAACTTTCCATAGATAAGCGCCAGCGCCTACCTTTGTTGCAAGTGCGCCATAACCATAGTAAGCCACTTCAATTTGTCCATTGAGAGCTACATTGGTTTGCAGACGGAATCGGCTGCTTTCAAACCATTGATAAGCAGATGGCTCAACGACAATCAGAGTGTCATCGCCAACACCAGAACCAAGGCCGCGATCTACATAAAAATCAAGACCGAGAACATTACCGCGTAGAGATGAAGGTGAAACTCCTCCTCCGCGATTCTGTGGATTGATTAAGTTGGTGTAAAGCGGAAGGCTCTGACCATCAACTAGATTCATAATTGCGCCCCATTGTCCAGTAGAAGCAATGATATTTCTAGCAAATCTCTTTGTTCCGTTATAGATTGAAACTGCAGCATCTGAAACGAAATCTTGGAAATTTACATTTGACATTGTGCGATTGCCGCCATCAGTTCCACCAGCAATTAAGCCATTAAGAACTGCGTTATTTGTAGCATAAGCAAACGCGTTCTCCATTTGCTCAACCAAAAGGTCAAAAAAGACGGGACTTGACCGGTCGAGGAGTTCCACAGAAAAGGTTTGTCCTCCAGCATATTTTTTAACATCAACTGTAACGAACGCAGTTGTCATTCCTGTTTCATCAATTGCAGCAGCTTCGGCTTCCTCGGCAACTGTTGGAGCAGCTGTCAATTTAGGAATTTCAAAAGACATTCCTGCGTCTGGCAGGACACCTCGCGATATTGCATCAATCGCTGGACGATCAGCTGTTGATAAAGGATTAATAACTTCTGTCAATTGACGAGTTGGGATTAGACCAGCGTTGTTGCTGGTTGTGTCATCTGCTGCGCGAACATAAGCGCGAGCATCATCATTTCCTAGAGCAGCGCGAACGCTCATTTCTAGGTATTTAGACTTGGTAAATTCAAGTCTTGGAGTTGTGTAGAAACTTGGCTTTGGAGCTGTAGCTTCTACTTTGGCTGCTTCTACCGCTTCTTCAACGGCAGGAGCAGGAGCGGTAGTGTCAGACACTTGGTCTCCTTCGGTTGGTTTGTCTGAATCAGCGGTTGCCAAATCAGAATCTTCTTTTGGTGCTTCATTCTCGGATGCTGCTACTTCGCTTACTCGAGCAGAATCAATTGCAGGATCAGTAACTAGAGAAACTTCATCTAGGGTTGCTGAAGTAATCTGCATTACGCCCTTATTGTTGGTCCATTCATTTATTTGCGCGCCTACGCTAAATCCATCGCGTAGCCCTTCGGTTGCTTCAACTAGAGCATCTTCTCCAGCCATAGTATTGGCAATCTTAAAAGTAGCTTCAATTCCATTAGCAGTTACATTGTGAGAAACCATTTTGCCAATTGGCCGAGTCCTGTCGTGCTCAAGTAGCAACTTAACTGGCTTAATTTCAATGCTATCTGCTGCAAATACTGTTGGGCCTACTGAGGTGTTACCTTGCTCATTCCAAGTAACGATAGTCCCAGTAATTGTTCTCTTAATTGTGTCGGCAGCGGTAACTGCCATTGGCATATTAACCTTCATTTGGTATTAGATCCTCTTCTCGCTGAATCTGCTCAACGCTCATCGCGCCAATGCGGTTTAAGATTTCATAAACTTGCGCTCTTTCTAATGCGTTACCGCGTAAGAAATCGTCAAGTGCAAAGCGCGTCATTACTGGATTGGGAACAAAGTCCGGTAATGATAGGCGTTCCTCAATTGCCTTAAGGATTGGGCGAAGTGAGAAATCTACTAATGAGCGCCGCTCGGACACCGCGTTTGAGTAAGTCATTGAAGTCGTTTCGGCGCTCAAGAAGTAGGCAGGTATTCCACAGGCCCGAGCTAATTCTAGTGCTACATATTGACGCGCCTCGGCAAGTTGCATTGATTTAGGATCAAAGCCAAATTCTTTCAAATCAACATCAGCATTTAGAAATGCAGTTGAGCGAGTTTGTCTAGCATTTTTCCAAGCACTTAATAAAGCTGAAATTCTTTCGGCAGTTAAATTAGTTCCATTTGATTTAAGAACCATAGTTGGAGCAGGTTCTTTAGCATAATTTACAGCTGCGTTCTCAAGATAAACTGCTGCTGCAATCGTTTTTCCTGCTCTGTGAAGTAATCCTTCATCTGGGCCATCAAATCTTATTAATGAACCTACGCCTTGAAGTGGAACTGACTTGCCATCAACTTTATATCCGTTAATAGTTGTGTTAAGAAAATCTGTATCAACTGTAACTCGGTCTGGGCTTACGCGAGTCCAGGCTCTTACTCGGCCGCCATCTGTTGATGAATACATTTCTAAGACTTGGCCATAACCAGCACCATATAGCCAGATATCTTCCGCGAGCCAGTTATAGATTACGAATCCTGCAACTCTTGGGTCTGGCTGATTTATAACTCTGTGTGGATCAACATACTGGCCAGTAATGCGATTAAAAGTTGTTAAAGGTAATGAGCCAATAGTTCCGCAGATGATATTGCGAGCTCTTGCAACAGATGGAACGCTCATTGCTAATTGGCGAGTAGTGTTAGTTGCACCGCCGAGAATATTATAAACACTATCGCTAATTTGGACTGGAGTCAGCGCGGCTGCAACATCTGAAACCTTTGTAGGTTTAGCCGTCTGAACCTGTGGAAATAGAAAATCTCTTATAGCACCCATTGATTACATTGTAGGCGAGCAGACTTACACTATTTGAATATCTACGCCACTTTCAGACATCGTTGCATAGTGTGTTGCTAAAGCCGATGCTATTGCTCCGCAAATTGTCGTATTACTTACCTTGCGACCCATTACCCAGCCGCCGTCTCCAAAGGGTAGCTTGACGGCGGATAGGCATTGCTTTGTCAGCTCATCTTGTCCCGAGTGAGCCAACCGCTGAGATGAGATTGCTCCCAGTAACTCATCGCAGCTTTGTGCATAGTCAAGGCCATCTATCGGCTCAACCCTAATACCAGCAGGAGCTAGTCGCGCAGCTACTGCCGAAGCGGTTCTGGCTGAATAGGCAACCAGCTGAACTGGATACTTTCGCACCCATTCTGCTACATCATTAGCCATTGCTTTATCATCCAGATTGGCGGGGTTATGCCAAGTCTGAAGAAGTATGACTTGGAACTTATCGCCCTCAAGTCTTTGGCTAGCGACTAGCGCCGCTTCTTTTCTACTAGGGCTTAAATCAATAGCCAACCAAGTATCAGATTCAGGGTTGAGTCGAAGTCCCTCAACTTTGCAACTCTCCCACTGAGACGGATTGATAACTGGGTTGATCGTATCGACCCATTGACATAAGACTTCTGTGCGCACAATATCTTCGGGGTCTGACAATACAGCTCTTATGTTGTCTGGATGAACTGTTATGCCAAGTGACGGATTTGCTTGGCAGACACCTAGCCAGAAGGCTGGTGAGTTATCAAATTTAATACCAATAGGAGCTGACCATTCAAACCAGCCAATATCATCATTGCCACCGAAGATAGCAGCCATAGCTCTTTCCCTAAGTTTATTTAGAACTATGCTGTGTTGATCACCAGCATTTGAATAAACCCATATTTGAGGATTGGCTGAAGCCATTTGGGTATATCGCAAGGCAGACCAGACATCTTCATCTTTATACTCTCGAGCTTCGTCTAGGTGTATCGTTTCAGGGGCTGCAATGCCTCTACCAGCCGAGTTATTAGCTCGAACGATATAGCGGCGGCCTTCAGTAAATTGAAGCTCTTGAAATCCCTTGCTTTCCAGTTTCTTAGTAAATTCAGCAGCTAGCCTTGGGTTCTGTTCAATAATTCCATAGATTTTATAGAATAGTTCCGCTGAAGTAGTTAGCTTATGAGCCGTATGAACTTGCAGCTTTTCCTTTAAAACATAAATTCTAAATAGGATTTGAAGCGCCATAAAGGTTGATTTACCCTGTTGCCGAGCGCATAGCAAGGTGACTACTGGATGAGCCCATCGGCCATCAGGTTTGTATTTTAAAGTATGGTGAGCCAGCCATTGTTGCCAAGGCATCAAAGTAAAGCCGATTTCCTCGCAGAATTTAATCATTTGCTCGCCATATGAGGGGTAATCATTGAGTTTAGTGTGGATTCTGGGTTCTGGCACACCTCGGTAAGTCGATTCGTCCCTAATTCGGACAATCTCACCCAATTCAGCCAGAGCAATCTCTTTCATTCTGAATAGTGCCTAGCCGAGCCATTTTCAGGGAAAATCTTCCCAAT